GCGGTCATTTCAAACCAATGTTTGCAGATACAAAGGTTAAACCACTTCCGCACTTCCGGCCATGTTTTGGTTAAAAGCTGCTTTTCAGTGTTGGCGGTTACAATGCCGCGGGTTTCCGGGAAGGTGCACAAAGCCCACAGCACCAGCCACGCCACCAGCGCCGACTTGCCGATACCGTGGCCGGAGGCCAGCGCAAACTTGAGCGCTTCCTGAACCGTTAATAATTTATCCCTAATATCCTTTAATAATTGCACCTGCCATTCTTCGGGCCGTTTGCCTTCAAGCGCCCCGGTTCCCCACGGAAAAGCAAGCATAACGAACGAATACGGGTCGTCTGAACATTCGGCCATGGCTTCCGCCAATTGTTCTTCAAATTCCCCGGCACGGCCGGCGCGTTCACTGTCTGCTTCGTGCTTCATACTCGCGTTGCTTTCTCTCCGCCTGTTTCCCCATCATTATCCGGCTTCTCTCTTCTCTGTCATTATCCGGCTTGACCGGATAATCCACGGCTGCCTTTTTTCTTTTTAAGTAAAAACTTCTTTAACCGCTCTGCCGTCGGTTCATCGCTGACAATCTTGGTCGTGCTTTCGGTCTTCCATCCGTCAAAACAGTTTTGCAGAATCCAGTCGGCCTTGTGGTCTTTGCTGAGGTTGCAACGGTCAATCGCATAAACCTCGCAAATCTGCTTAATCCGGGTAACGGTGTATTCATATTCTTTCTTTTTGCCGTACTCATTAAGCGTCTGATTGGTAATGCCCATATAATCGCAGACACCTTTAACGCTGATTGAACCTTGTCCGTATATCTCTTTTCCGTTTTTTGTGTAGCCGATAACATCATGCTGTTTAGCGGTAAAATACTCCGTCGCTTTGGCTGCCATCTCTTCCACGCAGTTAAATGAAGGCGGCCGTCCGCCCAGCAGATGAAATTTGTCTTCAAATACCGGCGGCAAAACTTTTGCGGCCGGTTTAGCCTTTTTCTTTGCTACTGCCACCGCTTTTTCTTTGCTTTTCTGCTTTCCTACCATTCCCTTTTCCATAAAAAAACCCCGGGGAGGCAGCCCCCGGGGCAATGTCAGTCAACAAGAAAGAAGTCAGTCATGGCTTTTGCTTACATAGCTTTGCCAATCATAAGTTTTTTATAACGCAAAAATAAAAAAATGTCCCATATCAGAGTGTGGCAAAGTGTGGCATTTTGGACAAAATAAAAATCATCTGCGGACGGCGTCAAAAATTCTTTTCAGCAACCGCTCCGCCCAACGATAGATATATTTTCGGTCGGTTTGATTGGGACTGTACCGATAAGCCAGCACTTTTTTAGGCACACCGGACAAAAAATCGCGAAGAAAGACATATTCGTTCGGCAGAATCAGCGGCGCCGACATCCAATGCTCGTCTATGTACCAAGCGTCTGAGATGTCTTCCCCGGTAATGCTTGGCCGCATATATTCAGCGTCTTCCGGGTTGACCGGCGGCACTGCGACCCGGTAGAAATTGGTTGTTTTGCAGCGCGGCCGCTGAATATCCGGCAGCCACTTCATAACCTCAAAATATCTTTCAAGCTCGACTTTCACGTCTTCCACTGTTAAAATTTTTCTGATCATCTCTCAAAACCCCTTATTTATTGCCCTGTACACCGATTTTTTTGTTGTCCCGCCTCCGGCAAAAATTCATTTCGCGCGTATTATCGATTCAGAAAACCCCTTAAAATCAATGTTTTGCTCCAGAAATATTGGCATTTTTGCCGTTTTCCCGATCGACCATATAGGACACATCGCCTTGTCGATTGGCAAAATTCCGTCCCAGCTGGTCTTTCAGCCACCATTTATCATGGCGTTCGCCGCACAGCTTTTTCCGGCACCACATTTCAAAACCATGAATTAAAAATTTTCTTGCCCGGGAAAAGCACTCAAACCACGGGTCAAACAAATCAACCTCAAAATCATCGCCAATCCTAATCCAGGTGTCGCCGTAGATGGTTCGCCGCAGAGGTACCGGCCGCACAACATCCTTGCCGAGCTTTGGCTCCCCTCGGGGGAGCTGCCCGCAGGGCTGAGGGGGATTAGGAACATCGTCCGAGTTCTGTTGTTCACGGTTTACTTGGTTCAATGTTCCAAAGTTCTTATGCTTCTTATGTTCCCCGTTCTTATGATTTCCTTTTACGACCGAGCCTGTGGCGAGGTTATGACCCGTTAAACCGCTTGACGGGTTATGCTTTTCATCGGCTGCCGAAGACTTATCCACAAAATCGGCACCGCCCTTATCATAATTCTTTTTAAAGTTCTTATGATTCATAAGTTCATAATTTCTGTATGCGTACGCATCATTTTGCGCCACGCCTTTTTCATCCTCATTTTGAGGCACATCACTAGACACGTCGCTAGACATTTTTTTGCATCCGTCAAACACATTGGCAGATGTCTTTTGACGCCTTTTTAGATTAACTCTTTCCAAGTTATCCACATACCGCGGCCGCTTAAAATTGCAGCGGCGATCTTCATCCTCACTTTGAGGCACATCGTCAGGTATGTCCTGACGCTTCTTCCGGTTAGCCTTATACCAACGCCGTTTTTGTTCGCGGCGTCGCTCTTCCTTTTTTTCTTTTTCCCACCGCTCTTTGGCTATCTTTGCCATTTGTTCACCGTTTACGATAAACTGGCGGTGTTTCTCATCAAGTTTATTTTTGACATTATCAAAATAAATTAAGACGGCTTCGGAATAGCCCGAGAAGTTAAATCCCTCTCCCGAACCGAATTCATCCCAATACTTCGCGTATTGAGCACATAGGAAAGTAAATTCGCCGAGCTTTTCATACCCGTAACGAGCGACAATCTTATCGACTGTTTCATGCACGTTAAGAAACATTTCGCGTTTTTGCGTCATATACTCTCCTCAAAACGGCTTTCTGCCGTTAAAAATGCAATTTTCGCCGCAACCACCGCCAAAACAACCGCAATCCGGTCTTTTGTACTTTGGGGCGAATAATGTCAATTTGGCAGAACATCCCGCCGTCTGCTATAATCCGGCGGCGGGCAATTTCGGCGTATGCCGGGTTTAACTCAATTAATATCGAGTTTTTCTGCTGCCGCTCAGCTTCAAGGCTGACCGTTCCAGCACCGCCGAACGGATCCAACACCACACCGTCCGCCGGACAGCCGGCCAGCAGACACGGCCGCACCAACTCCGGCGGAAAAGTCGCAAAATGCGCCTCGGAAAAACCGCGGCTGGCAATTGTCCAAACTGTCCGCCGATTGCGCAAACCGCTTATATTTTCCTGATTTCCTGCTGTTTTACGCGCCATCGCCGCCGAATTTTGAAAATTCTGACTATGCACATAGGCGCCGCCGCCGCGAAAGCTCCGGCTGTTACCCTTGCCTCGCGTTATGCGGTGCTGGCTGTCACTATGTCCCGGACGCTCCGGCTCATTGACAATCCGGGCAAAACTTAAAGCGTTCGGATGCTGCACAATCCCGTTGTCATTTGCAGCCACCGGTTCCCGCACCGCGGCATAATTATAATAATAACGCGGCGATTTGCTGAACAGAAAAAGATATTCATGCGCTTTGGCCGGGCGGTCTTTGGCTGATTCCGGCATACAGTTCGGTTTATGCCAGATAATGTCACTGCGCAGATAAAAACCCAGTCTGTCCCGCAAAGCAAAAGCCAAGAGCCACGGCAGCCCAACCAAATCTTTTGGCTTTAACCTGCCGACAACGGTGGAGAAAGGCTTATCGCGGAATGTGCGGTTATCGTTGACAACCTCCGCCGCCGGTCGGCCGTTAACGCTTGAAGCATAGGTGTCGCCGTAGTTGACCCACAGCGTGCCGTCCGGCTTTAAAACTCTTTTAACTTCGCGGAAAACCTTAACCAGCGCGGTAATATGCTTTTCCGGCGTTGCCTCCAGTCCGAGCTGCCCGGCAATGCCATAGTCCCGCAGCCCCCAGTAAGGCGGCGATGTAATTACGCAGTTGACCGAACTGTCCGGCAGTTGTCGCAAACGCGCCAAAGCATCATCTACATAAATTTTAACGCTCATCGCCGGAATCCCCGAATACGGCCTCATTTACGGCCTTTTCCACGTCATCCATCCACTCCCGGATTTGTCTGTATTTCGCTTTTTCGCGGCGCAGTTTGCGCTTCAATCCGGCAGATAGTTTGAGCTTAAGAGGATTTTTTATAAAGTTTTGCAATTCGGCCCTAATCGGGTCTGTCGTTTCCCGCAGGCTGGTGCGCAGAATAAAGCGGTTGTAACATCGGCGGTCGATTTGTCTGCTTATCTCCTGAAGCGTCTTTCCGATATTCAATACCGGTGCCTGCCTGACCTGCGACCAATCATAGAGCGGTGGAACGTTTCTCATGCTGTCCAGCGCCGCCTGACGTTCCTTTTCAATTTGTTCTTCCGCTTTCATTTTCCGCATCCACTCGGGAAACGGTTTGTTTTTGAATTTATCCAATAATCCCATCTTTCTGCCTTTCTTACTTTCAATTCTTAACTTTTGCGATTGTATCATCGATGGCCTTAATCGCCGGTTCTATGGTTGCCCGCATTGCCTGCAGCAGAAGCAGCGCGTCAGACTTTTTCATAACGCCGGCATATACCTCCAGCAAAATCACGGTTAAGGCTTCGTTCATTTCCCGGGTTAAAATTTCTTCCCGTTCGGTTGCCATCTTTCTTTCCTTTTTAGACTGCCGCAATGACGTAAAGCAATGTCTGAAAGCGACATTGCTTTACATTGCAAATCATTTATTTCAAATCGATTGACTTATTATAGGTATCGTAAACGAAATTAACTTCCAAATCCCGCATACCTTCCTTAAAGCTGCACAGTTTAAAAATTTTACGCAACAAGGCTTTGTTCAAATCTTCTTTTTTCACGTCAGCATAGACAGACGTAATGTCCGCTTCAATATCAGCCCGCTCTTTTTCGTTGTCATAAAGGCGGCTGATATTCTCGCGGAGCTTTTGCTCGCGCTCTTTGCGTTTTTTCTCCTCTTCCACCGCGTCCAGCTCCTGAACCGGTTCCATTGTCATTTGTTCGGCTTCATCATTCTTTTTGCGTTTCCACATTTTTTTCACTTTCAAGCTAAAGGTTAATAAAAAGGTTCGGCATTACCGCGCTTTTTTATGCTGGCGGTAATACTCTTTTTTCATCCGCTGATAATAACTGCGGGTGCAATCCGGTGCCAATAAGAAGGTTCTCGGATTGTTCTTCCGGGCACAATAGGCGGTTTCCTTAGCGCCGACGGTGATTCTTCTTGCCATTTCTCGCAAGGCTCTTGCTTTTTTGCCATTCATTGATTGTTCCTTTCGTTAAGATTTTCAAAGCCCCGGTCGCGAAGTTCCTGCTCGCTGAGGCTGTATTTTGAATAAGGCCGCCAGATCCAGAACCGGCTCAACCAGTCCCGGACCGCTTGGCGATTTCTTTCGCGGTCAATAAGCCGCTTCACATATCTTTGCCAGCAGTCGTCCATCAGATTCCCTGCGGTTTTAAGATAGCGCGGCATACTTCCATCATTCCGACGGAAAAGCTGATTTTGGCTTCATCCAGCCACCGCGGATTTGCGCCGGATTGTTCCAAAGAGCGGAGCATCATATCCAGCAGTTCATCCGTCTGGCAGACTTTGCTGAGAGCTTCCGCCTGCTGTGCTGTCAATTCCGGCGTTCCGCCGGCCTCGTCATGCCCGGGCTTGTCTTTCTTACTGTCATACGCCGGCTTCTCTTTTTTGCCGTCATACTCCGGCTTGTCTTTTTTGCTGTCATGCTCCGGCTTGACCGGAGTATCCATGTCAGCACCCAGCTTAATTTTCCCTTGCGCAATCAAAGCCAGGTCTTCACGCTGCGGTGCCGATTTTTTGTAAAAATCCGCAGACAACTTCTTTTCTGCTGGTCTTCCGCGTTTCTTTTCTTCCATGGTTTTCTCCCTGTTTGGTTACAAAAAACGCTTTGCTTAATTAAAAGCAAAACGGTTAAGCCTCTTCATTCTTATTTTGAGGTTCATTGTCGTTGGCGATATTAAAAAAATCATTCGGCGTAACTGCACCATTGGTATATTCAAAAATTTTTTGCATACTTTCCGGCCGTGGGTATCGTTTACCTCTTACCCAACGCAGTACTACTGTATGTCGTAAATTTAGATCACCCGCTAAGTCACTGACCTTTTTATTATTCCTATCTAAATATTCTTGAAGTTTCATATCAACATACCTCCGAAGAATATCCTAAACATATTTGGTTTATTCTGTAAACAACAAAAACAAACATATTTGGTTTATGTTGATAAACTGGATTTTATTACGTTGAAATGTATAAACCTTTTTGGTATAATTGTCGCGTATTCAAAGAGGTATTATAATGGCTGATAAAGTTATAAAAAATAATATTAAAGAACTTGGTAAAAAAAGAGGGTTAACGCAACAACAGTTAG